TTGGCCGTCGGGGGCGGGGTACCCCACACCCCCCGCCACCTGCGGATCCGTCGCAGACCCTCGCGACTCGCGCCGATTCCTCGCCGCGCGTCGAACCTGCCGTCGACTCGCGCGAGAGAGGTCTTCACCAGTCGCGGCTGCTTCGCGTCGGACGACGCTCGTCGCCGTCGTCTCCTTCGCGTCCATGAGGACGCTCGGTCGGTGAGGGCTGGCCGGGGGCGTCTCCCGTCGGCGTGCCCGACGCGGCTCCCCCCTGGGCCTTCTGCGCGGCGTCGCGCCCAGGCCTCGGGCGGGGCCCGTGCGGCAGGTACCTGCCCCCGTTCCTCGCCGGCGCGTCCGCCGGATTCCACGACATGCGGTTGCCGCGCCAGATGTTGCAGCAGCGGTGGGCGGCGGCCACGTTCGCGGGGTCGGTCGGCGACCCGCCCCTCGACACGGGCACGACCTCGTCGGCCTCGAACGCCATCGGATGTCCTGGCGGCAGCGAGTAGTCGATGGCCAGGCCGCACACGTGGCACGGGCCGCGCTGGCACCGCAGCCACGCCCTCACCTTGCGTCTCGCGTTGCCGTTGGCGTTGCGCGGTCGCTTGGCGCGGGTGGGCATGATTGGCGGCTCCGTGTGTCGGGCGGCCCGTCCGCCATGGCCGCGGCGCGGTGCCGTGGCGTGGGGGCGATGCCGTGGGGGTGTCCTCGATGCCATGCCCTGGCGGCGCACCCCCCTGGCACGCGCCGCGTGAGGGGGAGGTGGGAGGTGGGCGCCGATGCGCGGGAGGGGTGCGTCGCGGGGGAGCGGCACGGGGGGCCAGAACGCAGAAGACCCCCGCTGGCTTGCGCCGACGGGGGTCCCGAGTCGCTGCTTTAGCTGCTCGGCGCGGGGATGTGGGCAGCCCTGCGCCTCGCCTCAGATGGAACGACCATGGTGCATTGTGGCACGTCGCGTGTCATTCGTAAAGGGAATGTCTCGCGCGTCCACCATTCCTGCAAAGAATGTCACGCCTGGGCCGCGCCGGTGGCGCTGGAGACGTGCGCCCAGCCGAAGGCGTCGGCCCACTCGCACGCCACGTCGTGCCAGCGCCGCGCGGTGCTCACGCTGACGCCAAGCTCGGCGGCCACGTCCTCCCATGGCATGAGGCGCACGTGCCTCAGCTCCAGCACGCGGGCGCGGTCGCCCACCACCAGCCGCAGGCACTCGATGCGCCGCATGGCCTCGGCTATCGCGGCGTCCGCGTCCGCGAGCGACGCCCGCGCCCTGGCGAGCGACTCGGCGGCGCGGGCCGTCGGGTCGCCGGGGGAGGACCCCCGCGCGCCGCCCTGGGCGCGAGGCTCGCCGTAGGCCAGCACCAGCTCGGCGCGGCGCCTGGCGCGCACCGCGTCCTCGACCGCGCGGAAGTAGGCCGCCGCGTCCACCTAGCGCACCAGCCAGTCCATCGCGGCCTTCACCAGGTCTAGGAACCCCAGCAGCGCGCACCACGCCACGAGCAGCGCCAGCAGCGCCACGCCGCAGCCCGCCGCGGGGTCACCGTCCCTGCGAATCATAGAGCGCCTCCATCATGTCGGGGATGCCGGGGAAGAACGGCTCGCCCCTGCGCAGCTTCGCGCGCCACGCCTTGACCGTGCTCTCGTGGACGCCGTAGCGCCTGGCCGCCGCGTAGGCGCTGTGCCCGTCGGCGAAGCGCGCTATCCTCTCGCGGTCGGCGATGGACCACTGGCTCCTGCGTGCCATCACTCCACCTCCATCGTCTGCTGCACCCTGACGCCCGCGAACTCGCAGGCGCGGGCCACGGCGTCGCGCAGCGCCCTCGGATACGCGGCGTCGCTCCACCGGATCTCGCTCTGGCGGCCAGCGACCACCAGCACCTCGTCGGCGCCGAAGCGGTGCGGCCAGACCTCGACGCGCTCGCCGTTGGCGCCGCGGGCCCGCATGACGGCGTACGGCTCGCCCGCGGCCTCGCGCTCGTCCCACGGGCCGAACTCCGCCAGGGCCGTGGCCAGCGTCGTGGCGAACTCCCCCTCGGGGCACTTGCGCCCGTCGCGCCCCTCGACGGCGCACGGCAGGCCCAGGTGCGCCTTGTTGAGCCGGCACGACGTGCGCGCGCACGGGGCGGTCATGGGGCCACCACCCTTCGCCCGCAGTTGGGGCAGTAGCGCGGCGGCACGTCGTGGCTGGCATCGAGGACGGCGAAGAATGCGCCGCACTCCTTGCATCGGTGATATCTCTCCGCTGGCAGCCAGTTTTCTGTGGTTTCAATCTCGCACTCCCCGCGCCCAAGCGTGGCCTCGACGGCCTGGGCTGGGGTGAGCCAAAAGCGATGCTCGACGTAGACGCTGAGTTCTCCGTCGCCCGTATCGACAGCCGCGAACTCCCACGGCCCGTCGCGCCACACCGTCTTGATCTGCTCGATGATGCCCGTCGGCTTCTCCCACTCCGCCCCGCGCTCGTCCAGCAGGCGGCGCAGCTCGTCGGTAGCTGTCATTCGTCCACCTCCCTGAATCCTCCGTCCCCGCCTCTCACCCAGCGCCTCGGGGTCCATTTGTGCGGCCCGCGCAGTATGCCCAGGTCGCTGCGCCTCGCCTTGACCGCCATGTCGGTGCGGCGCGTGGCCTCCGCGATCTGCCTGTCGCTCATGCCCCGCGCGACCATGTCGGCCAGCTCCGCGTCGCGCTCGGGAGTCCAGCGTCGGCGTGCCATCGTCATCGCCTCCCGTCCACCATGTCGATCCGCTCGAAGATCCACCGCATGACCGGCACCGCCATCGAGTTGCCCAGGGCCTTGTAACGCGGGCCGTCTGGGCATTCCTCCGCCGCCTTCTTGCGGTAAGGCACCGCCGTCCACCCGTCTGGGAAGCCCTGCAGGCGCTCGCACTCGGCCGGCGTCAGCCTGCGGACCACGTATCCGTCGTCTGGCATATGACCTTCCCCTCCATCACGTACTCGTCACTGACGCCCTTGTGGTCCCGTGCGCACAGAAGCCCGACGACGTCGAGGCCGTTCGACGCGCGACTACGTACGGACCCCCACCGCCCACCATGAGCGAGCCGCACACGTCGTCGTCCATGGCGGCGTTCGCCGTGTCGGAGGCGGCGCACAGGACGTTGGGGCCGCAGTCGGCGCACGGCGATCCGTCGGCGCGCCTCGACAGCGTGCCGGCCAGCTCTTCGCCGTACTGGGTCACCTCGTAGCAGGTCTGCTTCGCGCCGGGGCTCGCGCTCAGGGCGCCGACCGTCGACCCGTCGCCGCCGAACATGCGCACCTCGTCGCGGCTGTTCTGGCAGAAGGCCACGGCCTCTGGTTCAACCGCATCGGTGGTCATGGCTCCGCCGCCCGCGCCTCCAGCGCCTCCTCGAGCATGGGCGGCAAGCTCTTCCCTCTTCTTTGCGCCCGGCTCAGGATTCCACGGCACGCCTGCGCGCTCAAACAGTACCTCGCAAGCCCCCCCCGCGTCTCCAAGGCGTCCGACAAGAAAGACACGGCGGCGTCGCTGGGCCACTCCGAAGAATTGCGCGTCCAGTACTCTCCACGCCAGACCGTACCCGAGCTCATCCAGGCTTGCGAGCAAACATCGGAAGTCCTCCCCGTGCGTGCTGCTGAGCGCGCCCGGGACGTTCTCCCAGACGACCCATCGTGGCATGACTTCAGCCACAGCCCGTACGAACTCAAGCACGAGTCCGGAAGCGCCGCGCAGGCCGCTGCGGTCCCCTGCGACGCTGAAAGACTGGCAGGGAGACCCGCCGACGACAAGGTCAACTGAACCGCGCTCATCCAAGAACCCCTTCCAGTCTATCTCCGTCACGTCCCCGAGGTTCGTGACGTCTGGAAACCTCTCCGCGAGCACCGCGCAGGCAAACGGGTCGACCTCGGCGAACGCCATCGGCTCCCACCCGAGCGGCGCGGCCGCAACGCTCGCGGCCTCTATGCCGCTGAACAGGCTCACGTACCGCATCACTGGCCCCCCATCGGACCCGTGCCCAGCTCGCCGTCGTCGGCCAGGGCGTCCTCGAGCGACATGACGCGCAGCCCTATTGTCTTGGCGACGGCTACCTCGAGGCGCGCGCCGTCGCTGGCCAACCAGCCGGGTAGCGTCACGAGCACGTATCCCGGCGCGGCGACGACGAGCCTGTCGATGCAGCGCCGCATGGCCTGCTCGTGCGTCGCGCTCGGCGGCACGCGCTCCGTCGGCGACCACACCGAGCGGGCGCCCGCCTCCACGAGCGCGGCCTTTGCCTCCGCGAAGGCGGCGCACGCGGAGCCGTAGTCGATGCCGCTCACCGGGCCGCACAGCTGCACGGCCATCCCGTCGCAGCGCGCCGTCATCGCGCGGCCCTGCCAAGCTCGTAGGCCTCGACGGCCACGCGCACGAGGTTGTACGCCTGCGCCTGCAGCGGCGCCTGCGTCGGCTGCGGCGTCGGCGCTGGCGCGGTGACCGTGACCACGCCTTGGGCGTCCACGCGGTCGGCGATTGTCTCCAGGCACGTCGCCGACACCGCGCCCCAGTCGCGGCGAATGGACTGCTCGTCCATGCCCAGCGCCCGCGCCAGCCGCTCCCAGCACGTCGCACCCGAGACGCCCTCCATGTGCGCCGCGGCCTCCCGCAGCACGTCCTGGATCGGCCTGTTCTCTGCCTCGCTCATTCCTCGTCCTCCCTGCGTCCCAGGAGCGCCTGGATGGCCCTCTCGCGCTCCGAAAGCTCCCACACTATCGCCCTGTCCCGCTCAGCCGCCGCGCGCTCAGCCGCCGCGCGCTCAGCCGCCGCGCGCTCAGCCGCCGTGCGCTCAGCCGCCGCGCGCTCAGCCGCCGCGCGCTCGCTGAGCAGCAGCGCCGCGCCGTAGATGCCCTTGCCGCTCCCGCGCATCGCGTCGAGCGTCGAGACGCGCACCGCCTCGCCGCGCCTGACGCGGTAGTCGACGCCGTGGTGCGCGATCCACTGCGCGCGGGCGGCAGTCAGCACCGCGTCGGGGTAGACGTACCTGGGCGGCGGCGCGCCCCTGGTGGCCGCGAGCGCCTCGTCGTTCGCCGCCTCGACGGCCTCGACCAGGTCGGGCGCGGTCCTCAGCACGTGCTCCGCGTCCAGGTTGGTCACGAACGACGTGCGCACGACCGCGCCGTTCTCGTAGGTGACGCCCGCCGCGCACGCCAGGAAGCACGCGTCGTCGCGCGCGTCGAACGCGCTGATCAGCGTCAGCGCTGGCGCGAACAGGAAGTAGCGGACGCCGTGCGCCTGGTAGAAGCGGCGGATCCTGGTGACGATGGAGAACGGCGGGTTGTCCACCACGCAGCAGCCCGGCGGGTACCCGAACCGCTCGTAGTCGCCCCCCGGCCAGAAGGGCCGCACCATGTCGGCGCGGTCGACGCCGTACTCCTTCGCTACCCAGTCGGCCACCGCCTCGTATACCTGCGGCGGCGTGTGGCAGTCGTCCGTGGTCTTCCTGGGCTTGAACTTGTCGACGAAGGCGCGGTACTCCTCGTCCTCGTCGACCAGCGTCGTCTGTATCAATCGCCCCACTCCCTCCGATGCCCTCCCGAGGCCACAGGATGCCGCAGGAGGGCCGATCTCGTCTCTTGCCTAGTCTGTGTAGCCGCGCCCGTAGATCTGCGGCCTGACGCGCCTTCTGTCGGTCAGCACGCCCATGTAGCTGACGAGGCCCCTGCCGTTGGCGCGCTTGCGCACCGCGTTGGCGGTGCGGCCCGTGGCGCGGCAGACCTCGTCGACCACCGCCCCCTCGCGGATCAGCGCGTCCTCGGAACTCGTCCAGTGGCGCGACTGGCGCCCCCGCGCGGGGTCCTCCTGGCGCGGGTGCGCCTCCAGCCACTCCTCGCGGCGCTGCGCCGCGTGGCACCTCTGGCACACGTCGCGCCGCTCGCCCGTCTCGCGGGAGACGGCGTAGTAGGTCGACGGGCGCTCGCGCCCGCAGCGCGGGCACCGGATCCACTCCGTCATACGTGCATCCACCTCCACCTCAGCGTCTCCGCCTCCATGCCGACGGCGGCGGCGATGCGCTCCCACGACCAGCCGCGCGCCCTGGCGTCGACGATGGCCGCCGCCTGCTCGGGCGTGACGCGCGTGCGCCTGCGCTTGGCCACGCCCAGGTGCTCGCTCGCGCGGTGGCGGCAGGCGTCGGCGGTGCGCCCCGGCATCGCCTCGGCGATCCTCTCGTAGGTCATGCCCGCGTCGACGCCGCGCAGCAGCGCCGCGTCCTCCTCGGGCGTCCAGTGGCGGGCGCCCATCACAGCCCCAGCCCGTTGTACTGCGTCAGGCGCACCGTCTCGGCCACGTCGTCGCCGTCCGCGCACCCGTCCAGCGCGTGCGCCAGCTCGTACAGCCGCGTCACGCGGCGGCCCTCGTCGCGCACGGCCTCGACCAGCGACGCCTCGACGCCCTGCAGCGGCGTCCCGCGCAGCTGGCGCACCAGCGCCTTCGCCTCCCGCGCCACGCGGCGGTGCTCCCGCCACGCGGCGTCGGCCTCGTGCATCTCCTCGCGGGTCAGCATCGGCCCACCTCTTTCTCTTCTTCTTTTCTTTTTCTTGGTCTCGCGCGCGTGCCACCGCCTTGGCATGACTGGGGTGGTGGAGCGTTGAGCGCGGAAAGGGGGGCGCGCGATTTATCGCGCCCCCCGCCCACCCCTCTCATGCCATGGTGGTAGGTGGACACGCGTCTACGTATATATTTATAGGGTTTTTTGTCAGGGTGTCAGGGTGTCAGGGCAGACCCTAGAGAAGGTCCTGCTGCACGGGTGAGTCTTTCGGCACGAGCACCGTCGGCTCATTGCTTTTCAATTTGTCGGCGTAGCGGTATCTCGTGTTGCCGCTGTCGATCCATCGCATGAGCGTCCTCTCAGAAATGCCGACGCGCGCCGCTACGACTCTTCTGACTGGCGTCTCGCCAGCTGAGGCGAGATCTGCCACCACCTGGTCGAGCCTCTTCATGTTCTCGGCCCATTCCTGGTCTTCCTTGCTCATGGCGCTGGCGGCCGTGGTGTCGAAGTCCAGGGCGTGGCCCTCGTCCTTGTCCTTCTTCTTGGGTCTTCCTGGCGAGCCCTCGACCCTGAAGCCGCTGAGCGCCCCGTCCTCGTCGCGGTAGTGGCGAGGGTAGTCGAACCACACGTTGACGTCTCCGGGGTCGGCGAACTCGCGCAGCGTGAATCCGAGCTGCCAGCCCGTGCGCTTCTCGCCCTTGAGCTTGCTGAGGTCGAGCTGCGTCATGTCCACCAGGGCGTCGGGGTCTCGGGCAAAGACGCCCGAGCCGCTGAATCGGTCCTGGCTCTTCTTGAAGCCCTGGGCGCCCTTGGAGTGGTGGTGACAGATGATCGTCGCGGCCCCGGTCTCGGTGGCGATGTGGTCGAAGATGCTCATGAACCGCGCCATCTCGCTGGCGCTGTTCTCGTCGCCGGTGATCACCTTGTAGATGGGATCCAGGATGATCGCCGCCGGCGCCCATGGCTTGGCCCTGCGCTCGAGCTTGTGCGCCAGCTTGTCCATGGGCTCGGCGCGGCCCCTCAGCGTCCAGACGTGCAGGTGCCTGAGATTCCTCGGCTCGATCCCCATTGTCTCGTAGAGGTCGCGGAAGCGGTGCATGCACGACGCCTCATCGATCTCGAGGTTGACGTAGACCACCGGCCCCTGGGCGCACTCGAAGCCCAGCCAATCGCAGCCCTCGGTGATGGCGATGGCCAGCTCCATGAGCGCCAGCGACTTGCCCGCCTTGCTGGGGCCGGTGAGCGTCATCTTGTGGCCCTGGCGCAGCACGCCTTTGATGAGGAACGGCGCGAGGGGTGGCATATCGTCCCACACCTCATCGAGCGAGCGCATCTCGGGCAGATCGTCGGTCTCGTCCTCGATCCACTCGCACCATTCGTCCCACGACCCAGGCCCCTCGTTGACGCCGATCAGCGCCTGCATATGGTCGCCGCGCATGACGCCTGGCATCCTCGACAGGCGCGAGGGGTTCTTGTTCTGCGCGTCGATCGGCAGGCCGTTCTTGCGGCAGATGGCGTACAGCTCGTCCACCCGCTTTCGGTACTCCGCAAGGTCTGCGGCGTCCACGTGGACGATGGCGTGCACCGACTTGCCGCCCGAGTCCACGATGGCGGCGCACGGCAGGTTGAGCGACCTGATCAGCCCGAGCTGCTTGCCCTTGTCCAGCTCGTCGCACTCAACGAGGGCGTAGCGGAAATCCGTCACGTTGTCGTTGCGCACGCCCTGGCCGTCGAGCGGGTTGAAGCGGATCCACGCCCCGCCCTCCTCGGTCTTGCCGATCACGCTGGCCATGTCGTCGGGGTACTTCGCCAGCCCCTCGATCAGCTCGCGGGCGGTGCGGCTGGAGTCGCCCTTGTTGGCTGGGGTCCACTTGCCGTCCTCCCTCTGCTGCGACTCGAAGACGTAGCCCACAATATCGTCGGGCTCGAACAGCGCCTCGAGGTAGCGGGCCAGCATCCGTGTGGGCTTCTCGTCGCTCGCGGCGATCTCGACCGGCTCCACCCACGCGGGGTCGCATAGGGCGCTGGTCACGCTCCAGTCCAGGGCGTGGCCCGTGGGCTGGCGGTCCCATCCCTGCCGCCTCGCCAGCTCCACGATGGTGCCGCCGTTGACGGGGGTGGCGCTGTTGCTGGCGCTGAAGCTGCGCCAGTGCGCCATCAGGTCAGACTCTCCCTTGTAGCGGCCCGTGTTCTGGGCGCTCCAGGCGTGGAACTCCTCGAAGGGCATCCCCTCGGCCTGCATGGCCATGCCCACGCTCAGCCACTCGTCGTAGGTCAGAAGCGAGGGGTCGAGATTCGCCAGCGCCTGCGGCACCAGTGATCTATCGTCCACGGATCTCCCTTCCGATCAGGACGCCCAGGATCGCGGCCATTATCATCAACTGGGCTAGATCGTAATCCATGCCTTGCCTCCTCCCGTCATGACGCCACCCTCTGGGACTCGGGGACGTAGGTGGCCGGGTCGACGTCGTGCGGCGGCCTCCACCCGTTGGCGGCAATGTGCCCGATCATCGCGCTGGCCTCCTCGAACGTCCACGTACCCACGCGGCTGAAGCCGTACTGCTCGAGCCGCCTTATCATCTTTGGCGTGGCGAGCCCCAGCTTGCTCCTGGTCACGATGTGGTCCATGAGCAGCGAGGCCTGCCCCGCGTCCACGACCGCCTCCGTGTCGATGCCCGCGCGCTCAAGAGCGTCCAGCTGCTTCTGCGTCGGCGGCTTTCGCTGCCACGCGAACACCGCCTCGTAGTCCACCAGGTCGAAGGCGTTGACGCTAACGGCGAACTGTAGCGGGTCGACGCACTTGCGCCGCCTGTTGCGCATCTCCCTGAGCTTCGCGGCCAGGGCCTGCTCGCGCAGGGCCACCACGTCGGTCTCGGCCTGACGCTGGGCGCCCATGAGGTCGACGGGGGCGTCGGCGTCCTGGGCGATCTCGGCCATGCGGTCGGCCACCTCGTCGTCGGAGCACACAAGGTGGGCTGGCCGCACCAGGGCATGGGTCTGCGTCTGCCACAGGAAGTCGAGCAGCAGCAGGTCGGTCTTGCCGGTCTCGGGGCTCGGGCGCGTGCCGCGTCCGACCATCTGGCAATAAAGAGGGCGCGACTGTGTGGCCCGCAGCGGCACCACGCAGTCCACGCTGGGGCAGTCCCACCCCTCCGTGAGCAGCATCGCGTTGCACAGGACGTCGTAGTCACCGGTCGCGAACCGCGACAGGATCTCGGCGCGGTCCTCGCTGGCGCCGTTGACCTCTGCGGCGCGGAACCCGTGGGCGCGCAGCACCTCGCAGAAGCGCTTGCTGGTGGCCACTAGCGGCAGGAACACGACCGTCTTGCGCTCGAGGCACCCGGCGCGCAGCATCTCCTCGGCGATGGCGTCCATGTACGGGTCGAGCGCGCTCGCGACGTCCTCGGCGGCCCAGTCGCCGCTGCGCTTGCGTGCCCCCGTCAGGTCGATCTGCAGCGGGATCGTCTGGGCGCTGATCGGCACCAGGTAGCCCTCGCGCACGGCGCGGTCCATGCCGTACTCGTAGGCCACGGAGTCGAAGACGTCCCCGAGCCCGTGGCGGTCCGGCGTGGCTGTGACGCCCAGGACGCGGGCACCCGAGAAGTGCTCGAGCACCTTGCAGTAGCTCTTCGCCGCCGCGTGGTGCGCCTCGTCCACCACGACCAGCTGGAACCGGTCAGGCCCCAGCGCCGACAGCCTGCCGTCGCGGCACAGCGTCTGGACGCTGCCGACGGTCACGGGAAAAAACGAGTCGGAGCACGAGAGATTCGCCTTCTCGACGCTGTAGCCCAGCCCTGTCAGGCGCTGGATCTTGTCGCCCGCCTGGTCCAGCAGCTCGGAGCGGTGGGCCATCACGAGGGCTCTGCCGCCGCCCTCGACGCAGCGGCGCACCACGTCGGCGAAAAGCACGGTCTTGCCGCATCCCGTTGCCATCACCGCCATGGTGCGCCGCCTGCCCTGCTCCCACTCCCGCTCGATGGCCTGCGCGGCCTCGCGCTGGTAGGGTCGCAGCTCCATCGCTAGAAGCTCCTCCCCGGCTGGGGCTGGTAGCCCTGGGGCGTTGCCTGTGGCGGCTGGTAGCCCTGCACCTGCTGGAACTGCTGGCTTATGTATGCCTGCTGCTGCGGGCTCGCCTGGTAGACCTGCTGGGGAGCCACGGGCTGCGCCTGCCCCTGCGCCACGATGCCGAGGCTCTCGTACTTGGCGGGGTCGATCCACTCCGCGACATTGTTATACGTGCGTTCGGTCCCGTCGTTGCCCTTGCGCGTGCTGTGGTCGATCCGGCACCAGCCAGAGCGGCCCATGACATCATCCCATGTAAGCACCGTGTTGCCCTCGGCGTCGGTCGGGTTGCCCACCGAGCGGAAGAACGCCGCCGCCTTCCACATCATCGTGTCCCAGAGGAACAGGGACTCGGTGCGGTAGGCGCATGCGGGGACGCCTGACTCGTTCTCCACGCCGTTGACGCGGATGGTGACGTTCATGCTCGGGCAGGCGCCTATCTTGCCGCCGCCCGAGTAGCGTGTGCGCTCAGCCTTTGTGACCTCGAACGGGTAGCACCCGGGCTTGAGGAGCACGGAGCCGCCCGCGTCGGCGTTCGCCGAGGTTACGTCCCAATCTACTGCATGACCTTCTGCCATCTTTTGACCTTCTTCCTGCCTAGCTGAACGGGACCGCCGACAGCTCGTCAGCGACCGCCTTTACTGAGTCGAAGACGCTCACCAGGTACGCGCCCAGATCGTCCGGGTAGTCCTCCAGCCGCATCTGCAGCGTCACGTAGCCCTGGGACGCCACCGCCGCCTTGAATGCGCCCTCGTCGGTGCCGCTGGTGGCCAGCAGGTCGCGGATCTGGCGGATCCACGGGCGGTCAGGCGCAGGCGCGGGAGCCGCCATGGGCGCCGGCGCGGGAGCCGCGGGCACTGCGAGGGCTGGCGCCGCAGAGGGGGCCGGTGCAGGTGCGGTCCAGGGCTGGGCCACTGCCGCCGATGCGAGCGCCGCGGCCGCGTCAACGGCAGGAGCCACGGGCTGCGCTGGCGTCGGGATGAAGGCCGAGATGCTTGAGAAGTCCATGGGCACCTTGGCCGGCAGCCCCCAGCGATTCTTCGCGTCCCACGTAGCGTTGTGCTCGGCGTAGATCACGCGCTTGTTGCCGCGAGCCTTGCCCTTGGTCTTGCCCATGCCCGCGTCCACCTGCTCCACGATCGTCTCGTAGTTGCAGAACAGGACCGCGTCGGCCCACTCCTTGACCATGGCGCTGATCGAGGTGTTGCGCGTGTTGATGAGCTTGAGGCCCCACTTGTCGAAGCTGCTCTCCTCGTCGGGCAGCTCGAACTTCTCGACTTTGGCGTGGGCGGTGCACACCACGGTCACGCCACGGTCCGCGACCTGCCCCAGCGCGTCGAGAAGGCGTCCGAACTGCTCGTAGACCGAGCGGTAGCCCTTCCCGTAGCCCGGCGTCTCGATGCTGGCCCATTTGTTCTGGGCGAGCACGGAGTCGATGCACATGCGCTCGGCCCAGTCCAGCGTGTCAACGACCAGGGTGGAGCCGGGGCTGGCGTTGGCCTGCGCCCAGCGCACCATGTCGATGAGCTGGGTCCAGCTGCTCGGGGCGGGGTCGAAGCGGCGCACGTCGAGGTATGCCGTCGACCCCTCCGTGTCGATGAAAAGCGGGTCGGGAAACTGCGACGCGAAGGTCGACTTGCCCACGCCCTCGACTCCGTAGACGAGCACCTTGGGGGCCTTGCTCCTGCTGGCGCACCCGCTCGAGAATGTGAACTGCTGCATTGCTAGAACCTCCTGCCCTGTGTTGTCCCTAACGCCGGGGAGCTGGTCGGCGCGGCCTGCTCCGTCGGCTGATTCGCCACCATGCCGTCCTCGATGACCACGCTGCACTCCTCGCCCGTGCTGACGCGCGTGCCGATCACCTGGAGCCCCTGGGAAGTGCACCACGCGCCGAAGCTTGCGAGGGTGTCCACGTCCAGCTGCTCCAGCTTGTCCAGCAGCACGAAGCCGCACGCCGGGTTGAGGGCGCGGACGATGGCCGTTGCCACCATCATCTGCTCGGACCCGCTCATCCCGTCCCACCGGTGACCGTTGTATGCGAGGCATTCGTCCTGGACGGTGAGTCCGGGCAGCGGCATGGCGGCGTTGTCCAGCAGCGCCGCGCGCTTGGCCCTCGCGTCGGCCACGGCCTGATCGAGCTTGGCGTAGGCCTCCTCTTGGGACCTGGCCTGCTCCTCGGCGGCGCGCTTCGCTGCATTTGCCCGCACCTGCTCGTTGACCTCCTGCGCGTTGGCGATGGCGACCTCGATCTGTGACACGTCGACGTCCACGAGCGCCGTCTCCATGCCCGTCAGGTCGGCCAGGCGCTGGCGGCGCTCCTCCAGCTCCTGGGCCAAGCGCTCCACTGCACGCTGTGCGTCACCAAGCGCCATGGCTGCGTCATCCACGTCCTTCTCAGCGCGGCCCCTCTCGTCGCGGATCCGCTGGTTGTCGGCGTTGCGCTGCATGGCGTCGCGCTGCATCTGCGCCAGCTCGGTCACGTCCACAGGCTCCTCTGGCGCATCAGGCCAACATGGCAGCGCGTCGGCGGCCCCACGGTAGCGTCGGGCCATCTGGCCGCACGCCAGGCGCTGCTGGGTTAGGTCTGTCTCCTCGCGGTCGATCTCGGCCAGCTCCTCCTCGGCGCCGATGATCTTGAGCAGGGCGCTGGCCTTTTCCTTGTCGGATGCCTGGAGGAACTTCGGCACGTTGAGCGCGAACTGCTCCACGAAGGCGTCGAGCAGCGCCTGCCCGGCCTTGGCGCCCGACGGGTCGGTGACCTTGAGCGCGTGGCTCTTGCCCGCGCGCTGGGCCACGATGCCGTTGCTCAGCGTGACCTTCATGGTGGGGTCTCCCGCCGCGCCGTCGCGCTTGGGCGACTCGGGCTGGTACTTCGCGCCGCCCAGCGTCCAGCAGATGGCATCGAGTACGCTGGTCTTGCCCTGGGCGTTGCGCCCGCCGATGACGGTCAGCCCGGTGGGTGACGGCTCCAGCGACACGGCGCGCACTCGCTTGACGTTCTCTAGCTCAAGCGACGCGATGGTCACGGGGACCTGGGTCTCGTTGTTGTCCATTCTTGCCTCCTAGAAGATGTTGTGGGGCCACTCGATGCGGACGTGGGTCACGTCGCCGAGCCCGCGCTTGCGGGGCATCTTGCGCACCGCCAGCTCCACGACCTGGGCATCGTCTGCCCATGCCTCGCCGTTGAGGGCGTCGAGCACCAGCTTCGCGATGTTGTCCGGGTCTGGCTTGAACGTGTCTGGCTCGTAGCTCAGGCTTCTCGTCCTGCTTTCGGGCATGGCGCGCCGAACGCTGATCCAGACGCCTACGGGGCACCCCTTCGGGGCGGGCTCGAAGTACTTGCGCGCCCTCGCCGCCTCGCGGAAGGCGGTGACCACCTCGTCCTCGGCGTCCGTTGTCGACTGCGGCGTGTAGGTGCCGCGATTGGTCACCCTCGGGCGCGCCTTGCCTGCGACGAGCGGCACGGAGAAGTCCAGACGCTGGGGCATGGGCCAGTCTTTCGGATTGCTCACTTGGCATCACCTAGCCTTCGCACGCGCTTGAGCCAGCCATGCGGCTCGGTGTCGACGTAGCGCACGAAGTTGCCGATCTCTAGACTCACATTGACCACCCCCACGCCGCCATCAGCAGCGGCAGCACCACGAAGGCGACGCCGAAGACCAGGTCGACGTTGTCGCGCTCGTCCAGCCACGCGTCGGCGCCGCGGCGCTCCACCCGCGCCACGTATGCGGGCACGCGCTCTTGCGTCACGGCGTGGCGCGGCTGCGGGTCGTACAGGTGCGGGGTCATGCGGACCACCTCCGATACGCCTCCATGTGCTCGGGGTCGGCGTAGAACGCCGCGAGCGCCTCGTACGCTTTGAGCGCCGCGGCCCTGCGTGGTACCATGTGCGCGGGCGCGCTCATGCGCTCGCAGCTGCTTGCGCCCGTCGGTGAGGTCTTGGCGGATGACACCGACGGGTGCGCCTCTTTCTCCTGCATCTGAATCACTCCTTCCGAATCTGTCTGTCTTCTCGCTCGCCGTCCCCCCGTCGCGCGGCGGGCCGCTGGCGCGGCTATGCACGCGTATGGACTTCGCGCCTCGATTTGAGTTTCACCGCGCCATCCACGGGACCGCGTCCGGGGAAAGGAGGCAACCGGCACGGCCTGCCGCGCGGCGGAGGGGCGGGTCGCGGGTTTTGTCGTGGCT